GACGTTAGTAGCGCAGGTGACAAGCAAGTACAACTGATGTATCAATGGGACTTTGTGCAACCATTAATTACCGTTTCTGGCGCACTTCAGGTTTTGGGTAATTTTTTGTCTAAAGTTGGGGCAGGTAATCCAGTTTCTACCGCAAGTTGGAGTGGTTAAAATGACAACTAAAATTGCTTTTACCCCATCGCCAAATCAGCCATTTCAATTTAATCCTACTTTGGATGGTCAAACGTATATTGCAACTTGTACTTGGAATATTTATGGCGAAAGGTATTACATTAATATTTATAATAATTTCAGGACTTTAATTGTCAGCAGACCAATTATTGCATCGCCTGATGATTATGATATTAATTTGGTGTTTGGTTATTTCAAGACTTCAACCCTGGTTTACAGGGCGAGTAGTGGAAATTTTGAGATTAATCCATAAATGCGTTTTTACAATATTGTTATTAACGCAGGAACAACAAGCCCAAATGTTTTTGCGCCAATCACTTATTCATCAATGGTTACGCCTGGAATCGTGCCTATTGGATTAGATAATACTTCTGCGCTTCGTGTGGATTTGGACATATTTCAGACTTTGTATCATCAACCTGCGCAAATTGGAACTGTCAGAATTTATGGAGTTTCATTTCAGGACATAAACCAATCAGCTAATTTTAATGGTGCAAGTGTACAAATTTCTGTCGGAATGTCAGCAGGTTTGCCATTTGCCAATCAATTTCAAGCAGGATTAATTATTGACGGCACAATTTTGCAATCTTTTGCTAATTGGCAAGGAACTCAAATAGTTCTTAATTTGCAAATTGCACCTGCTACATATATGCCAAATGCTGAAGTTAATTTGGTTTTGGATTGGAAAGCGGGTGAACCACTTCAACCCGCAGTAGAAAAAGCATTGCAAAACGTATATCCAGATGTACCAATTAATGGTGAATGGAGTGGTAATTTGGTTTATACCGAAGATGTAACAGGTTATTATCCCAATCTTGAATCATTTGGTAAATGGATTAATGAAACAAGCAAAGACATTTTGAAATTGCCTGATTATTTAGGTGCAAGCATAGCAAATACGGCAACTGGATTTGTTTTAACTGATGGAACAGTTCCAGTTCCTGGTTCGGCAGTTATCAATTATTCTGATTTAATTGGTAATATTACTTGGATTGATGTTGCTACGATTCAAGCCAAATTGGTTATGAGGGCAGATTTGAATATTGGGGATACTATTATTTTTCCAACTGGAACGCCCATAACTAATACTGTTGCAAGTTTTTCTCAATATCGTAATCAAGTGTCTTTTGACGGTACTTTTTTAATTACGCAAATTCGTCATGTGGGTAATAGTAGGCAAGCTGATGCCAATAGTTGGGTAACAATTGTCGATTGTGTTATTCCTGGCTTGCCATTAACATTAGAAGAACTATGAGTCAAGCACAAAAAACCCCTTTTGCAAGGACGATGAATGATTTTTCTCAACAGAAAATTGAGAATAATTTAAGCATCCTTGGTAAAGTTTTGCCTTGCGTAGTTGTTGAAGTTAATGGCGCAATTGTCACAGTCAACTTTGAAGTTTATAGCACTTCCAACATTCCACTTCCTCCAGTAACTTGCGCAACTATTGGCAGTCAATACATTCGTACACCTATTCAAGTGGGTGACTTGGGAATTTGTATTTCAGCTGATACCAGACTTGGTGGAATAAATGGTTTGGGCAAAGGTTTAGCCCCCTTAAATTCTCCTGCAAGTAATTTAGGTGCTCTGGTTTTTGTGCCTATTGGTAATCTTACATGGGAAACGGTTAATCCTCAAGCGGTAGTTATTCAAGCACCAGATGGGGCAAGTCTTGCAGATACCGCAGGTGATAATTCTATTGTGGTTACAAATACTGGTATTCAAGTATCTAGTTCAACAAGTCTTACTTTGTCGGTAGGTTCTAATACAATCTCAATAACATCATCGGGAATAAGTATTACTGGCACTTTAACTATAAACGGTAAACCATTCTTAGCGCATCAACATACTGGAGTTACCACAGGAAGCGGTGTTTCAGGGGGAGTATCACCATGAGAAGCTACGGACAAGATCAAAACGGCAATTGGGTAGAAATTACCGAAACGTCATACATTTGGTTGGCAACATTAATTCAAACTTTGCGCTTAACCCAAGGGGAAAGCCCAGTTTATGGAAATTACGGCATACCAGGGCAAAACTCTGTTATGACCCAAATTGCGCCTGATGTTGCCTTAAATAGAACACAATCTCAGTTCGCACCTTATTTTGCAAGTTTAACAATTCTTAGACAACAAAACGCAACGCAACCAACTTACAATATTAAGGCGGTTTTCCAAAATGGAACGACAATCCAAACTACGGTAGTGAGTTAAAAAATGGCACAACTAACAACGGCAGGTGCAGTACCAACTAGCCCAACGGATTTATTAAACGCCGAAATAGCGGCGGCAACCGCATTATCTCCAGGATTGACCGCAAATCTGCCTGGTTCACTTGTTGAAGATATGGCATCAACCGCAACTGGTGCGGTAGTTATTCAAGACCAAGCCTTTGTTGACCTGGTTAATTCGATTTCTCCCTATACCGCTAACCCATTTATTCTTTACGAATTGGGTGCGGTTTACGGCGTTCCACAAGGAATAGGAAGTAATACATCGGTTTATGTAACTTTTATTGGTACGCCTGGATTTGTAATTAGCGCAGGATTTGTTGTTTCCGATGGAACGCATCAATATACGATTAGGGATGGTGGTATTGTTTCTGCAAGCGGTCAAAGTACGGCACTTTATTGCTTGGCTAATAGTGCAGGTTCTTGGGCAGTTCCAGTAGGAACGGTCACGACTATCATTACTTCAATACCATCGGGAGTTACCCTAACCTGCACAAATGAATCTGCGGGAGTTCCAGGGGCTACTGCTCAAACAATTCAAAGCTATCAAGCACAAGTCATTCAGGCGGGGCAAGCAATTGCCACAGGTATGCCAACATTTTTGAAAACTCAACTTCAAAAAGTTTCTGGTGTTCAACCAAATTTAATTTCTGTACGACAACCATCTGGTACGGCTTGGGAAATAATAGTTGGCGGTGGAGACCCTTACGAAGTAGCAAACGCCATTTATACAGGTTTATTTGATATTTCTAATTTAACAGGTTCAACATTTTTAGTAACTGGAATTACAAACGCATATCCTGCCGTAGTGACAATTAATTTGAATCATGGATATACAACTGGTCAAATCGTTCAAATTACTGGCGAAACTGGGATGTCAAACGTCAACGGTAATAATTTTGTTGCTATTGTTGTTGATGAAAAAACTTTTAGTCTTAATGTAGAAATTTCAACCATAACTTGGTCAGGTGGAACGGTCACAGTTACAACGGCTTCTCCTCATGGATTGCCATCTGGAACAACTTCAGGAACAATTTACGGATGTACCCCAACGGCTTATAACGGTTCTTACACATTCACAAGAACAGGCGCAAGTACCTTTACTTATCCTTTGGCTTCAAATCCTGGAACGGCAACTGTTTTAGGTTATACGCCTTTTGATTCAGCTTCTCAAGGGGCTTGGACAAGTGGCGGTGTGGTTACACCAAATTTTAGGAACGTGACTGTTTCTATTAATAATTATCCAGATACTTACAATATTACCTTTGTAAACCCTCCCCCTCAAACGGTGACGGTTACATTGCTTTGGAATACCATTGCGGTTAATTATGTATCAACAACTGCAATTGCTTCTAGTGGCATACCTGCAATTGTTGCTTACATTAATTCAATTCCAGTAGGTCAGCCAATTAGTATTTTTGATTTACAAACTGCATTTACGACTGCGGTAGCTACGTTATTAAATGTTAGCTTAATTTCAGAAATGCAATTCACAATAACAATCAATGGGATAACAACTTCACCATCAAGTGGTCAAGGCGTAATTTATGGAGACCCTGAAAGTTATTTTGAAACGACTAATGGTTTGGTAACTATTACACAAGTATGATTTCCCAAATACTACCCGCTTATCTTTACCAACAATACCAGGGTGGTACTGCGCCCCCTGCTTTTACAAATGGTCAATCAGCGATTGCGGGATTTGGTATTGCAGGAGAAGCTATTGCAGGTGCAAGTTCATTAACTCAGCCAGTTCCTTATGTTGAATCATTTTTTGATGCTTATAACGCAACTGCACAAGGTTATTTAGATCAAATTAACTCACTTAATCTGCCAATTTATACAAAATTAAGTTATCCATTGTTAGATTGGGTTGGAAATTCTTTATACGGTCAGCCCCGCCCTACTTTAACTTTAAATAATATTCAATTGGTTGGCGGTATTTATAACGCTGATTTATACGATACTCAAGTTTATGATGGCGTAAAAATACAAATCAATGGTATTGCAATTACTGCTATTAGTTGGACAAATGGGGTTGTTACGGTCACAACTTCTACATCTATCGGAGTTCCAACAGGCGTACAGTTTATTGGATATATTTACGGATGTACTCCAAATGCGTATAACGGTTTGTATCAATGTATTCAAACTGGAACTTATACTTTTACCTATAATTTATTAAATAATCCAGGTAGTGAAACAGTTTTGGGAATTGTTCAGTTATCTGCCGAAACTGCAAGTGATGACATTTACCAAAGATGTATTACTTGGAATTTCTTTAAAGGTGATGGATTTCAGTTTAATATAAATTGGCTCAAACGCAGAATAATTAGATTCCTAACAGGCGCAAATGGCGTTGCACCTGCGATTGATAACACCTACAATGTCAGCGTAACTTTTC